CACATTTTGATGTGAATTGTTTAGGTTTATATGGCAATGTTGCGGTTATGCCGCGACACGCCTATGAACAATTGTGTAAGCATGATTTTGCGTGCACAGTTACGCTCTTACGACATAATAAAAAATTAAGATCAGGAGCGTCGCGTTATAATGTGATTTTGGATAAAACGAATTTTACAGTTTACAGTCATTGTAAAGATTATGTTACTGTTCAGTCACCAACGTTTGGCACGTTTAGAGATGTTACCAAATTTTTCCTTAATAAGCCTTTTTTAGGGAAGGCTGAGGGATATGTATGCGGTAGAGATCTAGACGGTAATTACGTTGAGTTTCATGTTAAAGCATTTCAAACTAGTGAAGTGCATTATATACATCAAACGCTGGCGAAACGGTATCGCTATATAGGTTATTGTGCCTATTCGCATCGACCTACTTTTACAGGTCTTTGTGGAGCAGCATACATTGTTAAAACGTGTAATGGCGTTTTTATAGCAGGTATACATGTTGCTATGCGAAACCGTGGGATGGATTACGAGGTCCTATGTTGTCCGTTAAGGACACAAGAAATGGACCATAAGTATCACACTTTAGTACCAAATTCGTTCAATGGATTAGATTTGAATGAAACTTATAAAACAGAGCAAGATTTAGCGATTGCGCAAACGACACATGAAAAGTGTCCGTTACGCTCGCTTGACAATAAAACTAGCTTAATGTTTTATGGAGAAATTGGTTTACATAGGCCAAAATTGAAAACGGCCGTAACCAACACATTAATTTATGAACCAGTTTTGAAATACTTCGATATGCTCGAAGTTGAATATTTTTCACCAAAACCAGTAAATTCACGTAAGTGTATTACTATGACGGTTAATAAAATGTGTAGGAAAAGTAGTTTTGTTCCATCGGATGTTGTAAACATGAAGGAAGCTTTATTAAAGCATTTCATTCGTGGTATAAAGGAGCAAGACATTAAAGTTGATGCGCATTTAGCGCCTTTGAGCGCCGCTATTAATGGTGCAGACGGGGAACCTTATTGGAATAGGTTACCAGTCAAAACATCAGGCGGTTTTGCTCATAAAGGAGCTAAATTGAAGTATTTTGAAGAGGGTGCTTCGACACCACAACACAATTTGAATTATCATTTAGTCGATGATATTATGCATGAAATTAACAATGCATTAGAACGCATCGAACAAGGTGAACGTATTACTTCAGTTTGGGACATAACATTTAAAGATGAGCCGATTACGGCTGAGAAAATTAAAAAGAATAAATGCAGGTTGTTTAATTCTGCGTCATTATTCTTTTCCATATTAGAGCGTCAAGCTTTTATGTGGACGTTTCCACTTTTTTGTGGAAAACACAGACATCTTTTTTGTTGTGCTATTGGAGCGAATGCTACTGGCCGCGATTGGACAGTGCTTCGCAACCATGTTACGAAGTTTGGTTCACACCGTATTATTGCGGGTGATTATTCGAGTTTTGATAAAGGCATGGAAGCAAGTCTTGTTGCTGCTGCTTTTGACATACTTATTGGAATGGCAAAACATTTTGGTTTTAGCCATGAGGATATTAAGTTTATGACTGCGGTTGCTACAGAGGTTATTTATCCGATAACCAATGTTTCTGGATCGATTGTTGAGTTTTACGGGACTAACCCATCGGGTCATTCTTTGACAACAATCATCAATTCAATAGTAAATTGTTTATATATTATGTTGGCATGCAATGACATTGCGAGCCAAGACGAATTAGCAATTGATTTTGATTTCTTTTTTGAAAGGTGTATTTCATTATTGACATACGGTGATGATAATATTGCGTCTTCTAATGTTGACGCTTTTAACCACACGCGAATCAGTGCTGCTTTAGCCAAGTATCGTGTTATTTACACGATGGCTGATAAGGAGTCGGAATCGCGTCCATTTATTGATTTATGTGAAGCAAGTTTTTTGAAAAGGACTTTTGTTGTACGTGAAGATAAATACGTACGGGCTCCCTTGGAGGAAAAGTCCATTATTAAAATGTTGACAGTTTGTACACGCTCACGAACCATTTCGATGGAGGATCAGTGTGCGCAAATTATTGACAGTGCTTGCCGAGAATATTTTCAATATGGCAGAAAAACCTTTGAAAAAAGAAGAAAATTTTTGACGACCCTTTTAACAGATTACAATCTGTGGGGTTATTTGAATTATACGGAATTACCGACGTACGAGGAAATCAGGTCAATGTGTTACGGCGATATTGCTTACGCTCAGTCTGAGTGTATTTATGACGCTTCACACTTGCCTGAAGATGTTATTCCTTATGGCGAAGCTTTTATAGTTTTTGGAACGTTGGCG